GGCAGACCTAAATCTGATGCTTTTAAAAAAAAGAAATGTCATTGAGAATGAAGGGAAATAAACACGCTTTGGGGTGTAAACACACCGAAGAAATGAATAAAAAGAAGAGCGAAGATTTAAAAATTGCTTGGACAAGATATTTTCAGAGTTTAAATAAGAAAATTTAATATTATGTCAGAAGTTGTCACAAAATTGATACTTGAGACCATCGTACGAGGAACTGACTCTGCAGTTGCCTCTTTGGGAAAGATAACATCTAGCTTTGACAATCTAAAGAACAAGATCAAGCCAGTATCAGTTGCTGCTGCTGCAATGCTTACTGGGATGGCGACTGCTGCAATTCTAACAGCTAGGGAATTTGCGAACCTTGGAGAGTCTCTAGAAAAAATGTCTCTGTCTTCAGGAATTAGCATAGGAGCACTGTCAGCATTTAAGGTTGCTACAGATAATTTAAATATGCCACTTCAGACAGTCACAGTGGCAATAAGGATGATGCAGAGGAATATGGCTACAATGGGTGATGATGCGACTGCAGCTGAGAAGAAACTTGGTCCTCTTGGAATAAGATTCCAAGACCTAAAGAACCTAGCTCCAGAGGAACAGATGATGAAGATAGGAAATGCTATTGCTGGCATTGAGGATCCTGCACAGAGGACATCAATGGCAATAACCCTATTTGGAAGAGCTGGCACACAGCTATTGCCATTCTTTGCTGATGGTAAGACTGGCATGGATGATCTGACAGAGGCTGCGAAGAAAACTGGACTGTATATGGATGAGCTTGCAGTGGACAAGGCAAAGAAGCTGGACAAGGCAATGGATGATCTTAATACCACCTTTGGAGGTATCAAGAGGCAGATCGTATTGTCATTTGTTCCTGCCATAACTGATGCACTGGCCACAATGCAACCATTCATACAGAGGATAGTTGACTGGATCAGTATCAATCAGGAGACAGTAAGATCTATAATTGCCTGCACTGGTGTAGTGCTAGGACTGACAGCAGTTCTATATCCTCTCATGGTTGCCATTGGGGCAGTCGGAACAGCCTTGGTGTTCCTAGCTGCGAATCCAGTAGTTCTGATAATTGGTGCAATTGCAGCACTAACTGCTGGGATAGTTCTGCTAATCCAGAACTGGGATGCAGTCAAGCTCAAGTTTGAGACAGACTTCCCATTCCTGACTAATGTGATCAAGACATGGTCAACTATTGCAGTTGGCTTAATAGGTGCTGTCAGAGGAGAGCTTAACCTAATGGGACAGGTATTGGATGCAATGGCAAATAAGGCTGTGGGTGCATTCAACTCTTACACCAATGCCATTAAAGGTGCTGGATCATGGGCTGGGACAGCAACTGGTCTGAAGCCAAAGGCACTTGGTGGCCCAGTATCATCTGGTGAATCCTATATGGTTGGAGAATCTGGCCCAGAGATGTTTGTGCCAAATATGTCAGGTAGCATAGTACCAAATAGCAGGATGGGTGGAACAACTGTGAACATCAGCATAAATACCATGGTGGGAGAACCTGCCTTTGTGGAGAAACTCGGACAGCTTATAGTAAAGAATTTGGCTTATAATGTCTCGTACTGATGTATCTTTTTATCAATAACATAGACAAGACCTCAAAACTGATTCGCAATTCAGTGGTCACTACGGATGAGCTTCAAGAAAGAACCAACAAGGCATTTTTTGACTTGAATTACAAACCGTCAGAACTCCAGGATGTTAGGCTCTTTGATGGATTTCCAATCCTGTCCTCTGGTGCCAATTATGTAGTGCTCAATGCCACCTATGACAGGAATTACAATTCCCTATTTAGGCCAAATGACAAAGTCTATGTAGCCATCGGACTAGGAGACGAGGAGACTGCTACAGTTAGCACAGTTACTAATAGCGCAGGATTCATTAAACTGACGATGACTGCAAACTTCACTGCAGTTCCAGTGATAACCGAACTGTGTGGAGTCCTTAAGTTTGCAGGAAATGTCTCTGATGTGGAGGACAGGAACATTGTCACTCTGAGGAACATCCAGTACAGGGTCAACTGCATTGACTACACCAGGATATTTGACAAGAAGCTGGTCAATGAGTCCTACACCAGCAAGGACTCCAGATATATTATAAATGACTTCTGCAATGCCACAATAAATAGGAATGCTGAGCTGGACTCAATGGACTATGCTACTGATGGTGCGATTCAGGCTGAGTGGATTGAGAGTGGTGATGGGTCGAATCCCACGACAGACCTTGCTGATTACCAGGAAGGTACTGGATCGGGCCTACTTAGCTTTGTTTTTTCTGGGGGTACAGCTACTTTTAGTGCAACCCCTACCTCAGCCAATTTACAAGCGTATACGGGTGTTGCAAACGGTTTACCGACAAAGGGAGTGTTAGGTCTATGGTACAAATGCACAGATTACACAAAGGTGACCAGCATAAAGGCTAGGATCGGGTCATCCTCTGGCAACTATGCTGAGGTGACAGTAGTGCCCATTTCCAATTCATGGACATTTGCAGGGCTTGAGATGAAGAATGCATCAGTGACTGGCACCCCAGACTGGACTGCAACAGACTATCTAGCAATTGTCATTGCTGAGACTGCATCCAGCTCTGTCAGATTTGATGGGTTCAGGGTTCTTGAGTCTGGGTACTTCAGGCACTATCCCAATGTCTCAATATCCTCCTCAATAAGCAATTTCACAGTCCTGTACAAGAAGCCGACAGAGGTGATGCAGAGGCTTGCAGACGAGCTGGGATATTACTGGTATGTGGACTATGAGAAGAATATCTACCTATCCTCCAGCGGTGCGGAGAATGCACCATTCGAGGTCACAGAGTCATCGGACAACTTTGACAATCTGAATATCAGCTATGACTCATCCAGATTGGCCAATCGCCAGATTGTAGAGGGTGGAGAGGAGACAAGCACATCTGAATACTCAGAGGTAAAGGAGGGCGATTCAGTGATGAAGGAGTGGATTGCCAAGACCAAGTTCAAGAACCTTATTGTCCAGACAGACAGGAACACATCAACGGATACAACAGAGGCAGGTACTAACACCACAAACATAAAGGCTACAGCACATGGGCTGCTGACTGGAGACTACATTGTCAATCGGTCTAGGTCTAATGCGGTACGAAAGATTACATGGGTCAATGCTGATAATTTCACAGTGGACACTGTCACTGCACAGACCAGTGGTGACACCTTCTCCAAGTTTGTCACTAAGGCTGTAGGCTATGAGGGGATTGACATAGAGGCAGGGATGGACTACATGGCGAACTATACCCAGAAGTCAATACGAAATTCATCCTCAGAGGCAGTACTGACTGCTGCCCAGTTCATTCTGTTCAGATACAATGAGGTGATCCCTATCATTGTCATTAGGAGAAACTCAACCTCCATCTCAAGCCTGATATCAGTCCTTGGCTACACAGATGGGATATTCGATGGGCAGAGGATCATTGACAAGACGATCAAGTCTCGTGCTGAGGCGACTGCTCTGGCAAATGCCTATCTTACCAAGTGGAGCAACATGATTATCACTGCTAGGTTCACCACCTACGAGGAGGGGCTGTCATCTGGACAATTGATTCATATCAAGGACACATCCAGTGGTACTAGGAACATAGACCAGCTATTCTTAATACAGCAGGTTATTTCCAATCAGGTGGAGAGTGGAGTAAACTCATATTCAGTAACATGCTCAAGTCTGCTATTCGGATTCCTGGAACTGTTACAGCAGTTACTTAAGCAGGGTCGTGCAATAGAGGTTGATGAGGATGCTGTAATCAATAACTTAGAGGATTTCGATGAGGATGTAACTGTGACTGACTCGCTTACTACCTCTAAGGATGGAAATAAGTATAGCGAGACCTGTACAGTAACTGATGGGCTGGCAACTGCTGTGATTTTGCCACCATTTAAGTGGTGTGCATCTGGAACCAAGCCACTGAGATGGAACCAGGGTTCATGGGCATAAAATATCTAACCAAACATTATGGAAAAACTTTTTAATGAAGTAGCTACAGTTAAAGGCCATTGGAAGTATGTCATCACTGACACCCTAACTGGCAAGGCTAGGACAGTAGAGGCTGATAACATTATCACCACTGCAGCCAAGACTGCATTCGCAGCTCAGATGAGTGGACAGAGTACAAAAGACCTTGGTGATAATCTCTATGTCGCCTATGGGAGCAGTGATACTCCTGTCGCAGTTGGGGATGTAGCATTGGGCACAGAGGTAGGTAGGCTTGCTGCACAGTCCAAGGCATTCGTCGCAGGAGTTGCTTCAATAGCTACATTCTTTGCAGCAGGTGTCGCCACTGGAACCCACAAGGAGTTCGGACTATTCGGTGATGGCAATACCTCCACTGCCTCGGCTGCTGCTGGGTCTGGGATACTTTATTCACATGTCCTCCCCAGCCCTGCAATTACAGTGGGGGCTAGCGAAACACTCCTCGTCACGATTACTATTACTTTTTCCTAACCTAAAATAATATGCTTTCATCAGCTGTAGTCGCAGGAAATGATGCGAATGCATCAGAGTACAATAATCTTAGAACTGATGTGATAAACGCTAATCCAGTGGGTATAGTTTCTCCGTGGATTACTGCCACAGCTCCAACTGGATTCTTGCTCTGTGAGGGTGGGACAATTGGTAATGCTGCTTCTGGAGGCACTGCTAGGGCAAATGCAGATACAGTGACTCTCTACACTTTGTTGTGGGACGCTTTTGCAGATGCCCAGCTAGCTGTATCAGGTGGAAGAGGAGCCAATGCAGCAGCTGATTACGCAGCGAACAAGACAATCGCATTACCAAATATTAAGGGCAAGACTCTAGTTGGGTATAGCTCAGCAGAGACAGAGTTTGATGCCAATGGAGAGACTGGGGGAGAGAAGACACATGTGATATCAGAAGCTGAGATGGCAGCTCACACACATGATAGCACCTATTACCAATATGTCGGAGGTTCCAGTTCTGCCCTGATTTCCTATAATGCAGGCCAAGGAGCAGCGACAGTGTTGACTTCAACATCCAAGGGTTCCAACACAGCCCACAACAACCTCCAGCCGTATTTCACTCTTCGCTATATAATCCGTTACGCAAACTAATATGTTCCTGTCCCCAAAACAAGGCCAGATTGTCATTACCCAGAAGTTTGGGGAGCGACCTCTGTATTATAAAAAGTATAGCCTAAAAGGCCACAATGGCATTGACCTATGTGCCCCTGTCGGCACCCCACTATTCGCTCCCATTGATGGGATTATCACTTTCAGTGATGAGGGCAGATCGGGATATGGAAAATACGCACGAATCAAGAATGAGCACTACGAGTGTGTTGTGGCTCACCTATCCCAGATTATCAATGGTACTAAGGAGATCAGGTTTGGCAGTCCAATAGGTCTGTCAGGTAATACAGGAGATAGTACTGGGCCACATATACATCTCGGCATCAGGAAACTGAACCCTGATGGGAGCATCATGGATCTGGGCAATGGATTCAAGGGATATGTCGACATTCTGCCATACATCCTAGTAGGATGGAGAAACATCTAGGTGATAGGCTTCTCATCAGTTGGAGGAACTGTGCTAGGCTCAGTTGGGATAACTCTTGGCCGATCTATACAGTTGTGGCAGACATAATCCCCGATTATCTCTCTTCCGTCGTCTGGCACCAAGTCGGAAGAGGGGCAACTGGAGCATTTTATCAGCCTCTTGGTGAAGTTGTGGACTTTCCTTGATCCGTAGTTCCGGTTCAGGCTCGGCTGATTTAAATTGTCCATAGGTTTTGGTTATTTGTAAAACTCCTTCCAGTATCCTCCTTCGTCCAGCAGTGCGACAACCCTTTCACGGATCGGGGCTATCTCATCCTCGGTCAGCAGGTAGTCGTCCATGAACGAGCAGAGCAGGTTCGCTATCTCGTTGTCACGGAGGTTCCTATCCTTGAACGGCACATCCTTTCGTGGTTCCCACATCCTCTCCAACTGCGATTTTAGCTCATGCTGATTCATGTTATTTGGGGTTAGTCTCCCGAAGGGAATTGATATGCTCTCCGACAATAACAGCTTGGACGCTTTTACAGTATTCTGCCAATTCTCCCAACGCCTCCTCACGGCTGGCTTGTTTTATTCTTTTCTCGAAGTAGTCCCAGTAGCAGTACTTCCTGCCTAACCTTTCCCATTGAGACACACCATTGATTACCTTGGCGTGTTCCGAAGCCTTCCCTAGCAATTTACCCTCTTTGATTCCTATTGTTCTCCCCCTTTTATACTCCTCCTCCCCGCTGGCTTTCATCCATTTTCCAACGAAGGTATGGAGTTCAGCCTTTGTGAGATACTTGCTGTCCAATTCCTTAATGGCCTCCTCGAAGATTTCATTCAAAGTCTTCATGTTTTAGGGTTAGGAGTTAATCATCATCAAACATCATTTCACATTTCATACAGGCATATTTTTTTATCTCCTTGCTGGTTGGCGAAGGGGATTCATAAACCGTGTGCAGGGTTCCATATCCTTTTCCTCCACCCTTCCTCAAGAGATTTCCACAATAGGAGCATTTTCCGAATAGGCGTCTGATGATTCTTAAAAGTCTATTCATGTTTTAGGGTTAGGGTTCTAAATGGTCGGGGGGCAGGAATCAAACCTGCATCTAGGGCGCGACCCTATGCTCTATCATTGAGCTACCACCCGATGTTTTGCTGGCTCGCCCTAACGGCATCGGCGACTTAGCCTAGTGGTTAAAAGGTACAGTTTCGACACTTGCCACCACTTCGGCACCAGCGTTCAAATGCCATCAATCAAATCCGAGATTTCATTCCCTCAATAAATGCGCTTATTTGTAACCTTCCCTCTTTAGATAGGTTCGTGTCGGTCCTAGCAATCTCCTGCAATTCGGTCAAGGCCCTGTTCCTGTATTCCTCCTTCACCTCCCTCCTGCCTTGGTCGAGGGCTTCCCTCTTGACATTATCTAGTAGCTGATTGAGGGTGAGCTGGCAACCGAAGCAAAACTGCTCGCCGTTCCCGCAACCCCTCCGTTCGTCATACCGTTGCCCGAATTGGTGGTGGCAGGTCTGCCATGTATTAGGTTGTTCCATTGGGGGTTGGGGTAAAAGGTTATTCACTTTGTGTGTCTATAATTTTTTTCTCAAGGTTTTCTATACTCTTATTTATTGAATCCCTTTTTTTCCTCAATTCATCAAGCATCGCATGGCTATTCCCTACCTCAATCTTTTCTGAATGTTCAACAAGTGTGTTCCTAAATTTTACAACTTCATCTTTTTGGGTACTAATCCAGATTCCTTTAATCCACTGTTCCAAAAAATCTATCGCCTGTTCTGCATCCACAAACCCATCATCCATTTCAAATGGCGGATTTTCCATATTGACGTTAATACTCTTTTTTTCATTTTCATCAGTAAGAGTGAATGAGACGGAATAACTTTTCTGTGACGCATCGCAAAAATTGAAATTCCCCCATCTTTGGCTTACTTTCAATATCTTCATACCGTCTTTGGTCATGGGTTAAGTTTTCCGAGGCTGTCATTCGATTAATGATTTGATACTGGCTTCGGATTCCCTGATGGCTCTGTTGTATGCCTTTATGGATTCAAAACTCCAATGCCCGCAACTTTCTCTTGCCTTCGGCAACTTCCCGAGGCTGTCCTTGACCCCTTGCTGGTAGGCTTTGAGGATGAAGGCGTGCATTCTATCCCAATGCAAAAATTCGTTCCTGAACTCCTTATCAAACGCTTCCAGCAAAAGCCTCTGCGATTCGTTGGGCATAAATTTGGGTTTAGATTACCTCATTGGGTTCAGGTATGTTTATCGAAAGATCTATCGACGCCCAGCTCCTGATCTTTGCCATTAGATGTTCAAATTCAGCGGTATTCAGAATCCGAGTACTGATCGGTTTTCTGATGAAAATTTCTTTCCGTTCACCTCTTACTTCACGAAAGAATGCAATAGGCTCAGATAAAAACTTATATTTGAGAATCTCGTGGATTTCGGATGGAGAATATCCTAGCTCGTCAGAAAGTATTTTACAGACAACCCCGTGATAATACCTGTTTTGCCTTGTTGAGCGTGTGTTCTTCTCTTTAGCGTCCACAAACGTAGCCATCACCTCTTTACCTTCCAGACCGTTAATAAACGCTTCGAAACGGCTAGTCTCGGATGGGATGAACTTCCCATTCCTGATTAAACCTAGATGTTTGGAAATAATATTGTTCATTTGAGACCGAGTTCATCGTGGCAGTTTCCACTTTGGTGATCTAATGCATGCGCTGCGTAGTGGCAAATTTGCACATTAGATTTATCATATTTCAGTTCTGGCGCAACATTTTTACCAACAAGATGTCTAAAATTGTGCACTGCGATATCTTGTTTATAAATTCTTCCCCTTTTACCACTTACAAAGCAAACTGGACAATCTTCGGCTTGACATTCTACATATTCTGCTCCCTCTTCATCCTCTTTCTTCCTGTCTTCAAATATTTCTTCAAATAGTTTCTTCATCATAATATCTTGAATGATTGCTATTGAAACGAAATTCTATTACCTTAAACGGAGGATAAACAGCTATGAAATCCTACCTTCTCTGTCTTTTACTAGGTTCTTATTGGATTCTACAATTTGAGTAGATTGTAGACAGAATATTGAATGTCTTCTCTTTTAATGACTTCTGTGCCATAAATTCTAGATTATGGTAATATTCTTTTGTATGCTGTGTGGACATCCCTGATTGTATGCATCGCACATGTGTCCATCCTGTCCATCCTCTCGGAATTGCAGAGTCCAGTCATTTTTTCGACGACATTCAGCCAGTTGTGCCATTGCCTCTTGCATTTTTCGTTCGCCTTCTACTAGGTATCCTTCGCTGCACATGTAGATATGAGAACGATTCTTAGAAGATTTATCTACGACAATCAAGAAAACCTGAACATCCGTATCATATTTCATTTTGACTATTTTGCGGTAGAACGCCATTTGCAATTGGTAATTGTAGCTCTTAAAAGTGGAAAGAGAGGCGGTCGTCTTGAGATCAGCAACAATTTTTGCATCCAGATTCAGATAATCTAGTTTACCTGCAAATTTAATCTTTTTACCCTCGAGTTCGGAATCGCATTCAATGAACTGCTGTTTTTCCCAGCCTGGAGTGTTAAATTTGGAGAATAACGGCTGGCGTAGCAATTCTCTCTGCGCTCCCATAATCCCTTCAAAAACGGCTGGGGTTAATTGGGTCTTTACCGCATCTTTAGTCTTTCTTGGAACAACTTCAAACTTCTCGTCAAATGATTGTTGCCCCTCGGTCACAAGCGCATCTAGAGCAGATCCAAACACGAAATAGTCGTGCTCCTCTTCAATGAAAGATTTATCGACATGTTTTTTCCAATAAAGGAATGGACATTCGATGAAATCTCCAAGGCTAGAAGGACTTATTCTCTTTGTATCTTCCATATTAAATTGCGTTAAGGATGTCGATTCCCTGATTTAATTGTGCGATTGTCATGTCAGCAAGAGATTTGCACTTAAAATACAAAAGCATCTTTTTTTCATCTTTCCCTTTGGATACCATCAGACCTCGAATTATATTTGATAATACCTTTCTCTTCTCAGCATCCTCTTCAACAGCAGGGACACCAAACACTGCTTCGGCATTTCTAACAGCTGTAACCTCCCCTGCGGGAGCGATTGCCACTGGTGCTAACGGCTTCTCTTCGGCAACAATTTGCGGAGTTACAGCAGTAACTGCAGGAGCCGTCTTTCTCGCCTTCGCTAGTGCCTTCACTACCTTCTCAACATTTTCATTCACGATCACCTTCTCTGGCATGCCATCCTTTCCAAGAACAGTGTCAACAATAATCTTGTCGAGGTTTGTTCCAGTTCCACCGTTCTCTGGATTACCATAAAGAGTATTTGCTTCAGCCATCTCTTCAGCGGACACCAGCCCAACTCCAGTGGCAGATCGCAAGGCTCTATTCTTAGCCCTTGTCACGCTCATCATATTTAAGAAATCAGGGTTGTGAAGTGTCCTCATCTGCACACTCGTTGGGCTAGCGTAACCAAAGTCTTCGAAAACTGATCCATCTTTCAGCTCAACAGTTGCCTTAGCTCCAGCAGTCATGTCTTCTTTCGTTGCAGTCTTAACCATTTCTACTTTGATGCTCTTAAGACCACACTGCTTAGCCTTCACTAACAAACCAGTTCCGTTGATATACATCTGTCCTCCTAGGATTGTTAATCCTTCCAGAATAATATCGTGTTCCTTAGCATAGGCTGCGATCTTCTGGTTGCTGTACTGTGTAGCTTGCATTTGGTTATCCATAAAATGTTGTTATTAAATTAATGCGTATAAAGTGCCGAGAATGAATCCGATTACCATTGGTAAAATAATATCTTTCATATTTAGCGTGTCATGTGAGGATATTCGTCATCTTTTATCTTTGCGTCCACTAAATCCACATAAGCATTCATTGCCCTGAATTCGCACTTCTCGCAATCACAATCTTTCTCATGCTCTTCTCCCAAAACATCCTCTAAATCAAAATATTGTTCGTATTGAGGAGGCAATGGTAATTCCCGTACACTCTCCACCTTCACGATCTGGAAGTCTTTGGAATCGCCATCGAATTTCACAGCAACATTGCCATTCAGACCTTTGGATCGTTCGTATGTGCTAACTACGATTCCCGTCCTGCCATCCGATGATTTGACTCGTTGACCCTTGGTAATGTTGGTCATAAATCTAAAATTAGTTTTGCGTAACATTTAAAACATGATTAATTTTCTTTTTTACCCATGTCTTGTTCATTTTAACCAGTGTATTAACAGAATGTTTTCCACCTATTTTGTGGTGTTTCATATGGCAACTTCTACATAATATTTTTAAATTCTCTCTGGAATTATCATGTCTATTTTCGTTTTTATGATGTACATTTAGATCTTCTGTCTCTCCACACTTCTCACACTTCTTCTCCATCTTATATTTCTCGAATGCTATATTTCTAGGAATTGATATTCCATCTTTATAATTTCTGCTATCTTCCCCAAAACTGGATTTCCTTGTTCTCCCCATTTTTCTGATATATTTTCCGCTGCCTGCATTTATTATGCTTTTTACATAATTTAAACCAGCTTCTTCATATAATTTTTCAACATTTTTATTTTTAGCAAGTTCAGAGAAAAAATATTCTATTATTATCTTATTTGGCTTGCTGCATCTTTTAGAACTGAGCCAGGCTGTAAATAACTCTTTGCTCACTTTAGCATATACACGCAATACCTTCTTTTTTATACAATATTTCTCTAGTAACGGTTTTATATCGATGAATGTTGCACTCTTATCTTTCATGGTAATGTTATTATGCCCTGAAATATCTAAAAAGGCAACAGGAAAAACTATTTAGCCTAGAAAAAGAGCTTGCCTAAATCCAGAAACATTGCGGTTGAAAAATTGGTCAAGTAATTTTGAAACAATCGTATAGCACTTCTAAATTCGGGATCTGCCCAGTCTCTCTGTACAGATTCTGGTGCCATTTGGACAATGAAGTGGAGTTGAATTGTGGATGGGCTGGGTTGCATTCTATTCTTAGAGAATCTGGAAGATAAAATTCACGAGCATCATAGAATGGCTTAAGATCCAATGACGGATTCTTTATGGAAATTTCAATCAATCTCCCATACGCCATATCGTTGTACACGCTTACATATCTACGGCTCTTCCTGAAACTGCTCTTGAAATTACAAAGTGCGGTCTCAAGAGTTTGGTATCCTACATCTTTGATAAAGTCTCTGTCCGCAAAGCGCTGTTTAGCATCTTTTAATAGGATCTCACCTTCTTTCTCCAAAAATAACAGCTCCTCTTCTGTGTATTTACCATTGAAATCAGGGTTCGACTGCTTATGCCAATCTAGATTGTCTAGTCCCAATATCCTACAAAGCCCATTTCGATGACTTTTACTCCCTTCCATGTCACGTAGCATGAGAGAATCATATTCTATTTCTAGATTACCTGCTATCTTGCAAAATTCCATTCCACTCCAGACTCCCAATCTACCAAGGGAATAGAGTTCTGTGCGCATCCGATTCCATATGGTCTTGAAATCTCCCGTGTAGAAAGCTAACAAACTGCCGTATTCTTTAACTCTCTCGTTTGCAATCTTGACTGCCTTAGGAATATCTCGCTTTTGCCATTTACGATCTGCATCTACTGGCAACTTAGCCCAGCTTTCATTGAACCATTTATCGAACTCAGCGAACTTATCATCTGTAAACGGAGGCACTGGAATGTGCTTAAAGATTTCCAATGTAGACATCGCATACTGAGTCATTCCATTCAATGTAGCAAACCAGAGTCGCTCCTCAATGTTCCACTTAAATAATTCCGACAGGTACGGAATAAATTGGTAGACTCCACCCGCATGTGCACGGAATTTTAGGTTAAACTCGTACAGGCACAGGAAAACAGCCCTTCTACATTCTATTTTTCTGAAATCCATCCCCGATTTCAGTTCTTCTTGGGATAATTCTTTGATCCAAAGTTGATCACATTTTCTTTGCATAATTTTTATAATGGTTATAATTTATATCGTAAATTCTATGACAACTTCTACACATAGGAATATAATCATTCACATCTCTTTTATATTTATGATCTTTATTTGCCCAATCTTTAGCAGTTTTACCACATTTACATTTATAATTTTGGGCGTTACCTATTAAATTTTTTAACCACCCATGCACATCATTAGGAAAACCCCCCTTCCAATTCCAATGTTCAACACCTAAATTTTTACCCTTAAGAGATTTGCTTATTTTATATTTGGATTCTTGTGTATGATTTTTACCAGTAAAACCATTAAATCCTTTGTGCCCAATTTTGAAGCCTTCTTGCGGTTTATGCATTCTTCCCTTTTGTTTTAATCTTATTTTTTCCTTAGTTTCTTCAGAATGTTTAAACCCTCTTTTACCAATTCTAGACAAACTCATTTTATTCTTAGCTTCTTCGCTGTGCCTGTATCCCTTTTTAGGCATAGTTTGGGTTAGGATTAAATTATTATTGCCTGTAAGGGAATAAAACAGGCTATGTTATCTTCCGTTTAAGAGCTGATCCTAGGTTCCTACTACAATGTGCAAGTTATGATCTGTTCCTTGTTGGATGTGACCTTATTGGCTGAGAATTCTCTTGTGCTTCCCTGTTCAAACAGTAAAAATGAACTGTTGCAGAAATATTCGATGTGCGTTAGTCGCCAGCCTGGATAACGATCTTCAAATATCTTCTTCTCTTTAGTAAACAGCTCTTCTGCGTTTTTAATATCCCCTCTCTTGTATTTCAGTGTATATATTGAACAGTCGTTTATTATCACATACCTCTGGCTAATCCTGAATATGTTGTCCAGAACATTCTTGTAATTACCATTTAAGAATCTTCCTATTGTAAAGTCATTGAAGTCTGCAAGAACGAGATCGAAGTTTTCAATGAATGTTTCCTTTAGAACATCTTTCTGTATTACATTGGCAATCGGGAAGTTGATCCTCAATATCGTGCGGCATACTGGATCTATCTCATTCACGAATGTCCACTCGTCTCTCTGGGAGAACAATTTAGCAGTGATCCCAACACCTCCAAATACGTCTAAGTTTGAACGATAATTACCATTAATGATCTTGCGAATATTGTTGTAGCAAATGAGCCTGAATAAAAAGTCCGAATTCAGATGCAGATTGCCATCCTTCACT